GTCAGTAAGGTCAACGTCACTGCTACCATAACCAGAACGAGTGGTCTGGGTGGCAGATACGATAGGGACCTCGGCTTCGACAGCCAACCCTCTAAGCTCCTCTGCAATCGACTTAACAAGAGTATAGGAATTAATATTGGCAGATCCTTTGTAACGTGACGAGGCACAAATATTGAGATAATCCACAAAGATGATATCAGGTTTAAAAGACTTCTTAAGTGCAAGTTCGTTAAGAAGTGCCTTAAAGTGTCCACTATGTGCGCTCGCAGTAGGATACTCTTTAATTATAAGCTGACCCTGTGTTTTCTTTGCCAGATTAGTTACCTTGTTCTCAAACGAAGACCTTGGAAGGTCAGCAAGGTCTTGGATGGGTACATTGAGCAGGTTTGCATCAATACGTTCAGCAATTTTCTCCTCTGCCATCTCCATTGTAATGTAAAGCACATTACGTCCGTTAAGCAGAACGGAGCTAGCCATATGACACATGAAAAGAGACTTACCAACACCTGTCCCAGCAAGAGCGACATTAAGAGTCTTGTTAGGAAGACCACCTTTCGTAATCTTGTTAAAGAACTCAAGATCAAAGGGAATCTTATCTTCTTTCTGGTGATAGAAGTCATAACGTTCACTATAATCCTCTAAGTAATCGTGACCAACATGATTATCGAAGGATACTGCCAGAGCATCAGAGAGAATAGAAGGAATTGCATCTACACCCTTCTTTTCATTATTACCATCAGCAATACCAATACTCTCTACAAGAGCAAGATAAATTGCACGATCACGACACCACTTCTCGGTTTGAGTTACAAGCCACTCATGATTCGATTGTTCCGAATCAAAATTATCAATGTACTCGCAGACTTCTTTATATGTAGTATCATTGATATCACTTCTCTTTTCACATTCAATGTGGAGAACTTCTCTTGTTGCAAGTTTATTGTATTGGGCAATAAACTTTGCAGTCTCTTCAAAGACTACTTTCTCATGAGTATTGTCGAAATATTCTGTCTTGATAAAGGGCAAAACCTTCCGAGCATAATCTTCATTGATAAGAAGATTCTTCAGTATAGTATTTTCGATCGTCTCCATCAATTGTAGTGCAAGTATGTACTCATAATGTATTTTGGTTTTTCCTGAACAGGGAATCCGATATGTGGATACTGCCAAGTAGGAGGAAACACCAAGACTCTACCAGGTTCTGCATCAAAGGTCAAATCATGATAAGGAAAAGCAGTCTGACCTCCAGTAAATCCATCGTTCAAATAAACAAGAAACGCCAGGTATCTTTTGGATGAATCATGATCCTGAACATCTACATGTAGATCAAACATATCATCAGAATCTGGTTCATATTTTTTGATTCTGAATTGTTCCAAATACAATTTGTGAGGCCACCAGGCAGTAAATTCTTCTAAATCCTTTTTGTACTCTTTCATCACATCAACTATCTTATAAGTTAATAGTTGAGTAAACTTAGAGTACTCTTTATGATCGTTGAGATTTACTTGCGTGAAATTCGGCCGGCCTGCGTTGTCAATCCTCTCTTGATATAAGGAGTCTTCAAATATAGCAATCAAGGACTGACAAGTAATATCATCAAAGACTCGATCAAAAGTCTTGATGAATTTATCCATAGGTAAATTGTCCCTTGGCGACTTCTTCCAGTTGTTCCATAACTTCTTCAGTGAAGTAAGTTTCTGGGTCAGCCAAGATTTGTTTCGCGTAGATTTTCTTCCCATTCATTTCGTAACGTCCAGCAACGTTCTTCCAGAGACCGCCAATCTCACCGAGCTCAAGAAGACCATAATATCTATCAAGACCACGCTCATCATAATAAAGACGAATTTCCACATCTTTATTCTCCTTTGTTAAACGCGACTTAGCAGCCTTAGCTTTGATAATGTTTCCAACGATTTCTGTTCCGTCTTTTTCTTTTTTCTTTGAGAGATAGATGATAGTAGAAGCGGCGTACTTAAGACCGCTGCCACCACCCATTTCTTTTGTAGGAACATAAGCGCCGATGACATCATAAGTGTGGTTGGTTACTAACATAGGAATCTTCGCTTGACCCAACTTGAGTGTGAGCATACGGAAAGCACCTTTGATAAGTTGGGATTTGGTCATATCCCGAACTTGCTTGTCGTTGAGTGCATCTGTGATCTCTTTCTCAGTGGAAAGCATCCCTAGAGAGTCTAACACAAACATACAGGGCTTGCGTTCTTCTTCAGGTTTTTTTAAATACATGTCTACCGCCTTCAGAGCCTTACTACGAAACTCTTCAACGGTAACCACATTCACAACCACAAACCTATCCAGGGGAATATTTCTATCTTCTAGAAGTTGACGGTTAATTGCGGCTTCTGTATCAAAATACAGAACATACCCGTCTGGATTAGATTGAAGAAAATTATTGACAACAGAGAGAGAAAAGAAGGTTTTGCCCGTAGAAGATTCGCCAGCGATAGCAGTGATTCTCCTATCAGAGATCCCACCATGGAGAGACCCAGAACAAAGAGCATTAAAGATGAACGAACCAGTGTCAACGAATACTTCAGATTCGTTAATATCTGAGGCCAGTTGGGTGTAGTCATCGCCAATCTCTTTAACAATGTCTTTTAAAAAATCCATAATCAAATACCATCCTTTACTTCATGCATTCTCACATAATTATACTCATTCTCTTGGGTTTTTGCAAACCAAGTGGCAGCTTCGTAACCCTCAAAAATTCTCATATTTTCTTGGGACCAATATACTCCATCATTAGACCAAGATACAATCCACTGTTTCATGCGCCTACGTTAAAACTAAGAGATCTCCTTTCTTCATCACAAACATGGAAGTGAACCCAATGTCTAAGATGACTAGGGAAGATATACATTTTACCTACCTCCTGTTTAGGGAGATATAGTTCATCATTATGGTTGAATTCCAAAGACCTATCAGGGCGATCTGGCATATCCAAATCATCAGGAATATTCTCTGGAAGTTTCAAAACAATTACTCCAGACAAAAAGTGGTTGTGGCCATGTGGAGGAGTAATGTCACCTTTAAAGTACCTGTTTATCCATATATCAGAATATCTATCATCCCAATCTGGGGCAGGAATATTCAAGGTATCACATGGACGACCCAGATAAGTCAAATACTGTTGAGACATTGCCAAAATGAAAGAATCTAAAGTCAATTTTTCAACTTGATCCTTCAGAAGATAAATGATCTCAAATCCCCTGTTGAGTAGGTTTGGGAAGTTGGGATTTTTCGTATGTTTGTTGGAACAAAGTTCCAGAGTTTCATCATCCATATTATCAACCAGGTCATTAAGACCATTGATAAGGTCCATAGGACAATCGACTTCAAGTAAGGCAGGACCAAATGGATGCACTGCCTGAATATTAATCTCACTCATAGGAAGAAACTTTCAAGGGTATTGGTTTTTTCAACAGTCCATCCAATGCAGTCCATGATAATTTTCATGGGTTCAATGAATGACTTATTAAACTGTAGTTCATAGTCCACATACTTATGTAGATCTAATTCTTTAGGGAAGTCTTGGATGAATGACAAGACATTCTCTTGCATAGGATTTGGCGTCTTGAGATATACAAATTTGATCTTTTCGCCACTTTGGATTGGGGCATACTTCCTTTCCAATCCTTTCTTTTTAGTCCAGTGGTTGTACAAAATTACCCCACGAACGTGAATTGGACAACCTTTCTCATAAAGAGTAGCTGAAGATTTCCACTTATTAATTTCAGAAACACTACGAGGGAAGGCAATCTCTTCTGGGGGAAGTTGTTTGAACTCAGTTCTACACTTTTCAATGTAGTCTTGCATCTCTTCTTCGGTTGAACTCATCATGAGTTTAAGTCCATCCTTAATCATCTTCCTCACAGGAGCTGGCGTTGAGGTTTTAATTGCCTCAATACCCATGATCTTAAGTTTGGGTTCGTTATATCGAACACCCTCACTATCCCATACGTTGAGAATGTATCTCTTCTTCGCGGTCCAAATACCACGTTCTGCGATGTTCTCACGTTTCATCTGCATCTTCTGGTCATAGGCGTTTACATAGTCCGCCAGTTCTTGGTAAGAACCTTCAATATACTTTTCAAGTTCCACCTCACAGACCTTATTAAGGAAATTGACAATGCTTTCAGTAGACGCCTCTCTCCCTTTGTATACAGTTTCAACCACAGGACCCATATTAAGATAGATAGAGTCAGTGTCAGAAGCAATAACATAATCAACATCTTCAGTCTTTAGTAACTTATTCAGATATCCATTCATCTTGTTCTCGATCCAACGGATAGAGACCTGACCAGAGAGTGTAATCGCCTCTGCATTTGCAAGTTTGTAATATCGAAAATACTGATTACCGATGGCACCATAAGCGCTATTAAGAGCAATCTTCTTAGCCATTTGGACGTTGTTGCATCGGGCAATCTCTTTAATGAGTTCAGGATTCTTAGTCTTTTCATATTCCTGTTTTGCCTTGAGCATTCGTTTCTTGAAGATGACACGTTCGTTGTACATCTTCTCCATCAGTTCTGGCAAGAATCCCTTCACATCCTTTCGGAACATCGCACCGTTTGCACACACAGCGTAATCACTGTACATCTCAAAAGTGAGTTCCTGATTCAGAAGTTTATCTACGGTTGCAGA